CAGCACCAGAACCATAACCAAGTCCAGCAGAGCCTGTGACGAGAACATTCCCATTATTGGCAATACGAAGACGTTCAGTGCCTTCTGTACCTAGAAGTAAAGGAGTACCCACAAAGTTGTTATAAATTCGAAGAGTTTCAGAATCAAGATAAGTTATCTCTGCATCATTTACTCCATTTCTCGTAAAGAAAATACTTGAAGTTTCTAAACCTCCACGACCTATTGAAATGTTACCCGGATTGCCGCTGCTGTCTTCACCAACTGTAAGCATGTGAGTGGGAGCATTTGTGCCAATGCCAACGCTGCCAGCACTAGTAATTCGCATACGTTCGACAGCAGCATTCTGTGTCGTACCAGCCGTACCAGAAGGTGCAGTCTGAATAGCAATAGCACCACCAGCAGCACTACCAGTACCTCTGGAACCTCTAATTGTAAGAATCTGACCAGCAGTATCCGCTGTACCAGCTACAACAGACTGAGCAGAAAGTGTTTGAGCCACAGGAGCAGCTAAGTCTGCCTGACCAAGCTGTATCCCACCAGCCGCTGGCGAGGTAAGATTGCCTCTGCCTGACCATACCATATTAGAAGTTGCTGGAAGGGTAATAGTGCTACCACTTGTAATAGCACCACCAGCCGTAACAGCCCCGTTTTGGTCTACTCTGAAAGAAGTAGAATCAGGGGTTGTGCTGTCCTCCACACGGATAGCATCGCCTGTACCAAGCTGCGTAATTCTAAGAGCAGCATTGGTGTTATCAGTGACTTCAATAATCTGAGAAGCTGTGAAGGTGTTGGTTTCGTTTACGTTGGCAATGTCTTCAGCAGCAGCCGTAATGAACACTTCGGCATTACCAGAAAGGTTAATGGCGAGGTTGCTATTGGTGCTTTCAAGGATGGTTGCTCTTGTGAGAGTTGTACCTGAGGAGGTATATACACCACGGCCAACTTCACGGTTGTTACCATCTGCAATGGCATAAGTTACAGTCTCTCCATTTTGCGCGCCAGCAGCAGCAAATGTAACATAAGATGGGACAGCCGAGCCAAGCGTAATGGTGCCTGTCCCGGTTGTCGCCGTAGTCATACGAGCAAGATTGTAGAGTTTCGCCATATGTGGCTACTCCAATTATACTACTGTGAGGATGCCATTAGAGGCACTGAAGTCAACTGTAAGGGTTTCGGTAGCAGCCAAAGTGATGGAAGAACCGTAGTCCCACCAGCCAACAAGGGGGTCACTCGCTGCCGTGTCGTTATAAAGCACTGCGTAACGAGCAGGACCAATCGAGCCACCAGAGGCCGTGAACACAACGTCAGTGCCAGTAGCCTTTGCAGTACCGGATGAAGTGCTAAGCGACATCGAGGTGGCAGTGCCGCCAGAGGTATATCCGTTACCAGCCGAAATCTGGGTGATGTCGGCCAGCACCGCATTTGAGGCGGTGGGAGCCGTGTTGCTCAGTGCGACCTTGAACGTATCGGCAGTGAAGTCATGCTTCTTTGCCAGAATGTCGTAAGTGAAGATATTGAATTTATTGAAACTGGCCATTTTTACCCGAAGCTCCTACGATTTGCGTTAAGGCCACCAGAGGGACGCTTCGAGCGTTCCCCTTCGAGGCGCATATTCTCCATGCTGTTCTGCATAGCAGTAGCCCAGATGCCTACGCGCTCATCGTTCTTGAGGTACGGCTCAGCTTGCATGAGAGCAGCGTACAGATAAAGGTCAGGGCTCTTCGTCAAAAGCCAGTTTGTCGTGTTACTGTCAGACAGTGCAGGGATTTTCCCCACATAGGACATCTCAAGGTTGGCAGGGGCCTCTGAGGTAGCTGCTGGGAGGATTAGGAACTTCCCGTCAATCATCGTGTAGAAGCGGGGGTCGCCCGTCAGAGATAAGCCCTTGAGTTCATTCAGTCGCTCATAGTCCACGTATTCCATAGGGGCAGTGACGGTGCCGAGGTTTACGAGAACATTCGTCTCCAGCCAATCGAGAGGAACAGAGAAATAGTCATCCGTGACGGTAGCCGTAGCACGCTTAATCATGTCATGGGTGCGAAGCTGACGGTTGAACTGGGCTTCGGCCAGAGTGATGAAGTCAGGGATAACGGCAGTCAGATCGGCTCGGTTAAGCCAATCTGCGATTGAAGACTTGAGTTCTGAGTAATTGGTGATTGCCATTCTTACGGCTCCAGAGCGTCAACGTGTTCATGACCAAACTCAAAACTTCCGATATGCTTAACTTCCTTCGACAAGTCGTGGTCGATAAGCACTTCATGGCCCAGCTTGTTGGCCTTGTAGCAGAAGTAGATGTCCTCGCCCGAGTATTGGTTCGAGTCAGGATGGTAGGTGATAGAGAACCAAGGCATCGGCATATCCTTGAGAATCTTGGTGTCCAAGAGCATTACGCCCATCCCGACAGCTTCAACCTTCTCAAGACCCGTCTTGTCTCCCGTCTTAACCGTCTCCCAGCCACCGTTGTCGTGCAGTCTGAAAGCTACCGTATCCACGGGGATGCGCCGAGTAGCGTAGTTTGCAGCAACGATAGGCTTCTTGTGTTTAAGAAGTCGCTCTAGAGTATCCTTGGGGAACCGCATATCGGTATCCAGCCAAAGGATATAGTCAGCGCCAGCTTCTACCGCATTCCTTGCCAAGTCTGCCCTTTGGTTTACGATCAGAGTACCTTGGCTGTTGAAGATCAGAAGCTGATGACCTTGGCTTACATATTTCGCAGACCAAGTTGCCATCATCCGAGCGAGGTCATACGCAAAGCTAGTATTGACCATATCCCGGCAGGGTAGGCAGATAGCGACTTTTGTCATACGTTAAACAGTCCCATGCTTTGTTCTGAAGAGAGAGTTTGAAGGATCATTAAGCCACTTCTTCATGGCCTCCTGATCGTGGACAATACCTTCCTTCTGCAATCGCACGAAAATGCTCAACGGGATAGAGGCAACCTTGTGCCAATCCCCATTCCACCCAGAGCTTGCATCATTGGCTTCACGTTTGTTCTGCTCGATTAACCCTTCAGTGTCCTGCTGCGTTTCAATGTAGAACGCATCTTCACTGTCATCGTAGTGGAACCAGCGCGTGATTCCGGTGAGGGGGTCTTGGTCAAAAAGACGCTTATCCATGATACCTTCAAGCCGTTGTTTTCCAAGTTCTGCCAATTCTGACGCTACGAATGCAATTTACGCTCACATTCAATTCGCGGGCCAAGGCAGCGTTTGTTTTGTCACACCCTTTTATATACTCAACTTGAGTGAGATTCAACCTAGATTTGCCGTTCTTTTCGCCATGTATAGGAACACTAACCTTCCTACCTTTGGCGATCATATCGGCAGTGTTTTCCTTGAAAGTCCCCAATGACAGATGTTCTGGATTTACACACGAAGGATTGTCGCAACTGTGCATTACAACCATTCCGACAGGTATCTTGCCTTTGTGGATTTCATAAGAAACCCTGTGAGCAAGTAAGGTCTTTGAACCAACACCACCGCTTTGGATTGCCCCGTATTGGTTTGGCTTTCTCGTCCCAATCCAAGTCCAGCAACAGTCTGTTTTATGTACCTTTTTCCAGAATCTATTCTCTATAGAAGCACGGGCTCGCGGCCCGTCATCAGTAGTACCAGTCTTTCGCAGTCTTATCTCATGTTTGTTACACAGGCCATGAGCGACAACTTTAAGGCCGCATTCAGGAACTTTGCATATTTTCATAAGTGCTCTCCGTGATAAGTATTTCTACCTACCACGGAGAAGCGTTCTCGTCAAGTCTTACTTAGCTCGTGGTAAGATCGGCAATAATCCCATGAGCGCGTTCGGTGCGAACCTTGAGCGCGTATTCCACAACGATCATCTTCTTCTGAGAGTCGCCCGTCTTGGCGAGTTCTTCCGTCTGGAAGTTACGCAGATAGGAAACCGCTGCGTATTCCGGGTCCACAACGAAGGCATCGCGTTCACGCTGGAAGCGCGAGGGGACGATGGACACGTTGCCGAAGTCGCTGACGTAGATGTCAGCAGCACCGATGATGGCCGAGGGCTTAGCACCGTCAACATTGAAGCGAAGGCCAGCGATGCCGGAGAAACCCGACACGATGCGCTTGTTGAAGGGGCCAACCATCAGCAGCTTCGGGGTGCCACCGTTCGTCCACACGGACTGAATGACATCCTTCAGCATGGTTTCCGTGAACGTGCGCTGCGTACCATCGGTACGGGCGGCATTCGGGAAGCCGTCATTGGTCGAGGACATGGTGGGGTTGCCACCGCCAGAACCCTGAGACACGTTGGTACGCAGCCAAGCCGGAAGACCAGCGGTCTTACGAGCAGTGGTGGAGTTACCCACAACAGCGGCCTGATTGAACAGCATTGCCGTTTCCATGTCGCGCTTCAGTTCCGAAGCAGCCTTCGCCATCTGGTAGGCCATCGCAGAGCGGAAACCAGCGGTGTCCACCGATTCGAGGGTGCCAGAGGTAGCCACAACCTTGCGGCTGATCTGCGTATAGTTGCCCACACGGTTGGTAGCGGCCAGCGAGTCAGCGTCAGCGTCATCGCCTTCGATCTGAGCGTTGGTCGTGGAGGCGGCAGCAAGAGCGTCCGTCTGCCATTCGGTATAGGTCTGCTTGGCCGTATCGCGGCCAACATTGCTCATGAAGACGGTATCTTCAGGGCTGATGTTGTAGATGATGTTCGCAAGGTCTTCACGAACGGATTTGGTCGCATCATAGCGATCGAAAAGGTTAGTGGGCTGTGTCATGGTAATTCACCTCAAAGAAGTTTTTCAAAGAGGAAAGCTGCTTCTCCTAGCTTTCCGGTTTTTGCGAGACGCTGTTTCGCGCCTGAAACGGCAGATTTTGTCTTGGTTGGAGGAGCATTGGAAGCGTTTCCACCACCAACTACTTTCGGAGCATTCGACTTCTGTTGCGGTTGTGGCCTCTTTGCCATGAGAGCATCATACTTCATGGACTTGTAGAGAGCCAAAACGGCACGATGGTCGTATGCCTGAGCAAGTTCCTCGTCCGAGAAACCGAGCTTATTACCGTATTCACGGATAGCTGCTCGATCTTGATCCCACCGCTTTTGATCTTTCCACTCAGGAATAGCCTTCTGAAGTTCGGCTTTGCTTTGGGAAACGATAGAAGCGATAGTTTCTGCCTGTTCACGTGCATGAAGTTCACCGAGACGCTGCTTTTCAGCAGAAATGGCTTCAATCCGTTCCCTGCGGTCGCGCCACAGGTCTTTTTGACGCACATATTCGAGCGGGTTTTCAGAGTAGAGACGTTCCCAATCTGGCTCCTGATCCACACTTTGCGCGAGTTGTGATTCAAGGGCAGTGAGAAGTTCAGAGTACTGAGCCCGTTCGGTCTTGATTTCGGTAAGTTCAGCTTCAAGAGCTTTTTTCTCTTGAGCAACTTGGTTCATGTTGCGCGAGTAATCTGCGTGTCTCTGGTAGCCTCGAATTGCTTCCTCCAGAGGTATCTGCTCTTCTTTTCCGTCAATCTTGACGGTGACAAGCTGAATCTCCGGTTCAGAATCGCCTTCTTCGGCATCCTCAACGTCAGCAGTGGCTTCCTCCTCCTCGGCACTATCGGAATCTACCTCTTCGGTAGCCTCCAGCAGCGTCTCATCCTCAGAGTCCTCGGCCAGCGGCTCGGTTGTCAAAACTTCCGAGTCCTGTGGAGCCTTAACTTGGTTTGGCGTCTGGGTTGCGGGGGTGTCCCCGGCCAGAAGGGCTTCAAACTTCGTTGCAGCTTCCGCGAATCCCGTCCCAGAAGGGGTCAGGGAATTTGTCATGTTTTACCTCATCTTGTTCATGTTTGCAAGGCGCAAGTTGAAATTCTTAAGCTGCTCGCTTTTTGCGATAGACTCCAACTCTGCCTTGAGTGATGAGAGAGCACGCATCATGTGATACGCCTCGTCTCTAATTGCAGTGTCCGTGAAGGAACTGCCTTTCCAAGCATTTGTATATTGTTCCTCAAGTGCTTGAAAAATAACATTAATACCATGTGAAGATAAGAGTGACTTTGCGTACTCTATTTGTTCTTGCTCGTTCAAGCCAAAAGTCCTCCGATGGTATCGCTTTGCATTTGTTCAGTAGTTGTAGACTTGCGCTTACGGCGGCGACCCTCACCAGTACGTTCCATACCCCTCTCGAAGAGAAGCGATGCAAGGCTGGTAGGTGCTGCCGTGGGGCGATTTACAGGCGGTGCTGCAACTGCTGCTGGTTCTACACCTTGAGGCTGTGATGCCGCAAGCATCTGTGAACCATACTCACCAGCCTTGGCAGCGCCACTTAGAAGTCCGGGGCCAGTGTCATAACCGGGAATGCCCAATACGCTTGTGGCAATACGGTCTAGGACATTAGGAGTCGGGGTGCGAGGCGGAAGTGTAGGTGTAGCAGCCACACGGGTCTGATCAGGTGGCATCACCGCACGAGCAAGGTCGGTTACGGGTACGGGCTGACGCGCTGCTAACTGTACAGGAGAACCAAAGCTGACGGGTTGAGAGCCGGGAAGGACGCCAAACGTCTGCTGCACAGAGGCAGGGTTTCTGGCGCTGTAGAAGGTTATAGAGTTAGGATCAGCTCCCATCTGAGCAAAGGCGTTCTGTGTACGCTGAGAGGCCGTAGGACGCCCCTGAATAACAGCATTATTACCGAAGTTTACAGCGCCACCGACAACAGGGGCTACCTCACCAGCAAGAACGCCACGAACTACATCCTGAACAGCGGAGTAGTTGGGGTTTTGAGGCCCAAACTGAGATGTAAGATAAGCGCCAGAACCATAAGGCTCAAACTGATTCTTTTGGCTAAGAACGCCCTGAACGGTAGACGGGAACTGTTCAGATAACACTCGGTTTCTAATTACATCGGCCACAGCCTGAGCAGCAGGGGTGTTCAATCCGCCTTGTGCATTGACGATATTTGAGCTTTCAGCCAATACCATGCGAGTAGCAGCATCGAGTTCTTCAGGGGTATAAGCCACTTGAGGGATATTAAGCCCTTGGGCGTTTACAGAAGCCATTCTAGCAGCGGGAGTAAGGGAAGTAACACCCTTGGGGCCACTATATGTTCCTGCTGAGATAGCTTGCTCAATAGACGGAGATTGCATTGATGCAGTAAGAGGCGGCTCATTAAATGCGCCACCAAGCACGCCAGAGGGCAAAGACGGTGTAGGTGCTGGCTCGTCTTGATAAGAAATAAAAGGCCCGCCAAGAGCCTCAGACATTGCGATGTTTTCAGGCTTTTTGAGAGCAGATTGGAGCCCAAGCAAATCCCACATCCCAGCACCCGGCATGTTGGCCTTGTTCAGAGACATCAGTGCTTGCGTGAGTTCAGCCCCAGTGAAATCAAAGGCATTTCCATAGGGGGCCATAGGAGAAACTGGCTGTGCCGACAGAAGCCCAAGTGAAGGGCCACCAACACCAGTGCCACTGAACTCGTTGCCCCTGATATTGCCAGAACCACCGCCGCCACTGGCACGAGATGCGCCCATAGCCTCGCCTCTCGCAACGGCTCGTTCTACATCACGGGGAGTCGCAGCACGGCCACTAATTCCAGTGCCAAATCCACCTGTAGCAAGGTCGCCGGGATTCCCTGTGATAGCCATTACATGCCTCCCATTGTTCTGTTCGCCATTGCAGCCTGAGACAAGAGCTTCAGAGCGTCACGGTCACGATCCATCTCGGCCTTGATGGCTGCAACATTAACCTGAGTTCCGTACTTCGCTTCGATTTCTGCGGCACGGAGCATCATGTCAACGTCAGTTTTGTCACGCTCACGGTCGTCCTGCATCCGGGTCTTCTCAATCTCAAGCTGGGCTTTAAGCTGAGCGATCTGGATGTCGGCCTTAACCTTCTCCATCTCGACCTGTGCAAGCATCTCGGTCGGATCAGGCTTGGGCTGGCCCATAGACTGCTGCTGCAACTGGGGCAGGGTCTGACGGTCGATTTCCTTGAAGTACTTGGCACCATCCTTCATGCCGTTAATGGCAAGAATCTGGGTGATGGTGTCGCGGTACTGCTTCAAGTCCACAAGAGGATTGTCAGGGCCAAACTGCATAAGAGCCTGTTCCTGCTTCTGAAGAATCATATTCAGAAGGGAAGTACGTTCAGAGGCGTTACCATTGCCCAAGCCGACATTGACAATCATATCCATGTCTGGATTCCAAGAACGAGGGTCAACCGGAATCCATTGGTTGCGGAGACGAATGACCATCGGCTTGTCTTGGTTCTTGATAATCATTTTCAAGATACCCTTGAACAGCCGCTTGATTCCCGTTTCAGCGAAGATACGAGCGATCATCTCAAGGCGCTGTTCAGCAGAGGACATTGTAGCGACAACAGCCGCCTTGGTCGTGCTTTGGAGGACGTTTGCATCAAGACCCTGAGAAGCCTTCGAGATGCCAGTGCGCGAGGCACGAAGATCGTCCAAGTAGTTGATAATCGGCATAGCCGCCATACCAACAAAAGGCTCAGACAGGGACTGAACCATACCCGGCTGACGAGCGCGAATGATGCCGCCAGTTTCCACGTTCATCACATCGTCCATGTTCACCTGACCCTCTACCACTACGGTACGGGGGTGAATAACCTGAGCCAGTGAGTCGAGGGTATTGCGAACCACGTTTGTCTTAATGACTTGCAAATCCATAACCTGATCGGAAATGGACTCACCAATGACCATGTGAGGCGTGGGATCGGGGCAGATAACAGCAAAAGGCACTTCGTCCACAACTTCGTCATGGAGAATGTGCGTTCCGTTGCCAATGGTGCAGACACGGCGAAGCTCGGCAATACCGTCTCCATCCTTGTCAACACGGATGTAGCTTTCAACGTAGAATACCCGTTCAAGAGTCTTGTCAGGGTTATCTGCGTTATTCAAGAAACTCAGAATGGCAGGGTTGCGGACTTGGGCCTCAGTGTTAATATCAAAGGTGTCGCCTTGACCGCCGTACTGCTCAACTTCGTCCTTGTCATATCCCATCGCTACAAGCTCTGAGACAGTGGCGAGCTTACGATGACCCACATAATCTGCGGTGTCAAGGTCACGCGCATTACGCGCAATTAGGAACTCTTCGGGAGGAATGCACTGCACAATATATCTGCGGTCTTTCTTTGTGCGGCGCACCTTAACTTCGTACGTTTCCTGAGCAGAAGACATGGGAGAGCCCGTCATTGGGTCGCTGACCGTCTGCTCAACGTACTTTACCGAGACTTCAATGACTTCATTATCAGGATCAGAAACGAGAAGTGCATACTGCTCGGCATCCAATCCAGTGTACTCGCTTTCAGAGACTGACTTAATCTCTTCAGCACGCCACTTGAAGATACCAGTTTTGGAAATGAGAGCATCTTTGATCCCGTCATAAAGGATTTGGAATCCCGGATTTTCATTGTAAAATACGTAATTTACGGTATCTGTGGCCTGTTGTGCGCCAAGTATGTCTTCTGGCGAGCGAGGGGCAAATTCAACGGCATTTTCAGAGGCAGTGAAGATACGAAGAAGGCTAGGCATCATAGCCTGAACCGTATCGCGCACTTCGGTCATAACGACCTGAGAGCGGCCTTCCTCTTCGTTACCAAGGAAGTCACCACGATAGAACGACATCGACAATTCACGGCGAGGCGCGATGTAATCGTCAATGTAATTCTCAGCATCGTCAATAGCTGCCTTTACGACAGCACCGAACTGCTCTTCATCCATCGCATCAGGCGATTCGGGTTCTTCCATAGAAAGCTCAAGCTCTTGCTCGTCCTTCTCGTACTCCGACTTCATGCCGTATTCTTCATCCATGATGCACCTCAGTTGTCCTTATGGACGAAAATTACGTCCTGCTGCACGCTTTCGACAGCTTCATAGCCAAGCTCTTTGAGCCAAGCGTGTGTATCGTTTTCGTCAATGTTGTAGAAACGCTTTGAATGACCAGCCATCTCAAGGACAATGACAGGCTTCCACATCTTAATCGTCTCAATTCCACCCTTGAGGGCTAGAAGTTCTGCACCCTCAATATCCAGCCAGATCAGGCCAACTTCGCTGTATAGAAACGAGTCGATTGTTTCTACTTTGATTCCGCCTTCATTGAACTCAATGCGGTGAGCGCCGATATTGGTCGGGTCGATCACACGCATAATGCCGCTTGATTCTTTCTCGCCAATGGCAGCACGAATACAACTTACGTTATCTCCAAGGGTATTGAGTTGCATTGCCTTAAAGTTGGCATCATCTGGCTCATAACTGTAGAACCACTCAAATTCCTTTGATAGCAAGTGCGGAAAGACGCCAATGTTGCCGCCAGCCTGAATGCAACAACCCTTGTTCTTGACGTATTTCATTACGACTTCGAACTTGGGAATCTCATTCAAGACCCACGGCAAGCACTGGTTATCAATCTCAGGAACGACCCAACCGTTGCGGATCGTCAAACCTTCATAAGGGCCTACAGTCACTTTTTGCCCTTTTTCGACATGCCAGCTTCGCTCATGGCGATGGCAATGGCTTGCTTACGAGACTTCGCCATCGGAGCCTTTTTCGGACCCTTAGGGTTAACACCAGCATGGAGCTTGCCACGCTTGTATTCACCCATCACTTTTGCGATCTTTTCTGCGGCATCTGCGTACTTCATTTGTTCTTCCTCGCTGCTTGCATGTTGTCGATAAGATTGGGATATTTCCTCCCAGCCTTTTTCGCTGCGGCTTTTGCTGCGGCTTTTTTTGCGGGTTCTAACTTCTTCGGCTTCCCGACAGAATCAGGGCGCTTTTTGTCCCAGATAGGCTTCTTCATTTGCTTTTGTTCCTTGCAGAGATGGCAGCGGCCTTCTTCTTGGCATCTGCCTTGGACGAAGCTCCCCACGCTTTGAGCGAGAGGAGGAGACGGGTGGGCTCACCGTTAGGCTTACGCTCTGGCCCCGGCATACCGCCCATGCGGGCGAGGAACGAGGCACGGCGAGGGTTATCGCCAGACTTGACGGGAGCCTTGAGGTTCATGCCTTGGGCCTTGGCAGAGGCGCGACCCTTGGCGTTCAAGCCGCCTTTAGGATTTTTTCCTTCCTTACGCTGCCAAGCAGGAGACTTTGCCATTACACATGCTCCACAGGGTTCTTGATTAGGATGATCTGAAAGAAGGCAGAGACATAGTTGTTTGAAGCAGTTCCGTTTGCACGAGCTTCAACTGTGTACATTTCGGGGATCACCAGCGGCAGCTTAAAGTCATACATGGCAATACCATTGTTCATGGCATCTACGGCTACAACTCGCTGAATCTGGTTTGTGTCAATAACAACCAGCTTGCCGATGACAGCCGTTGAACCGCTGGCCTGACCAGAGCCAATACCGCCTCCGACAATATAACCAGTATATCCAGCCGGGATTGTATAAGCAGCAGTCGTGCTGTTGTTGTATCCGGTAAAAATTAGGTTGAAGGTTACTGCCGGGACACCAGCCGTTACCGTTCCAGACCCAATGTAGATGATGCCAGCATTTGAGTTGCCTGAACCAACAGTGGCGACCGTCATCGAGTTTACGTGGGTATAGCTCTTGGAGGTCGTAACGGCAGTCTGCCCGTTCAGGGTGACGGTTTCGCTGATTTCGTTATGGTCGTTGTCAAGGCCATAGATGATTACGGTGCGAGCGCCAGTGCCAGCAGAGGTGTCGTTCGCGTTTGAGCTAGAAACCTTCAGTGTTGCGGCGGGATGCTGAATACCAACAGTGGTGCCATTGGGCCACACCACCAATTCCGATGTGTCAACGTCAGGGTTATAGCCAAATACGGTAATAGACCGATGACCTTCGATCTGCCCACGGGAGACCTGAAGTTCAAACGGTTCTGTCTGGTCATCCAGACTGCGGGACGGGAAAGTGAACATGGCCTATCCTCAGTTGTTATGTGGGAGTTTTACAGCAAAACCGTAGGTGGCACAATAGCGTAAGGTAGAGTACTATTCGTACTCGTCCTCGTACTCAAATTCGATTGAGGTCATGTAGTTTGCAGCGCGTAAGAGCTTCCCAGCCACGGCATCATCGTCCTGATTCAAGGCAGAAACGTAAATACTGCCATCGGGTCTCAGGCCGACCACAACCACGTCCTCAATCTGACTTTCAATCGCCGCCTGAAGCACAGCCAAACTTGACAACGCTTCGACAAGCGTTTCTGGCTCTAGGGGTTGTGAGGGAATAGGTTCACGGCGCACGCCCGGAAACATTACCAATTCAGCCATATCACCCTCCAGAACCATTAAACGATCCCCTTGATCCCCCTTTTGAGGGGCTTACCGGGTGACCAAGCTGCAACTCGTCCGCCGACCATAGCACTATTGCCCGCAAAGGTTAAGCACAGGGAGTCGGCAAAGTCGGGAGAACGCATACCTCTCTTCTTCATTTCCCCCTTGCTTTCAACCTTAAGTTTGCCATTTGATTGGAACGTATACCTTGGCGATACTAACTCCTGCCTGAGTTCGTCAGATGCAGGGAGTTTACAGGCCCGCTGGTTGAGCCAATCACGGACAGACATCCATAGATCGTCCCTGAGTTTGAAGGCTTTGGGGTTGAGGGCAGCGGCTTCGGACACGTTTACGTCACGGACATTGTAGCCCAACTCCCGCAGACGGTCGGCCACACCAGCGCCAAGGCCGATACTGTCCACGTTAATCTCGGCGGGATTGTCGATTTCGGCCTCATTTGCCACCCAACCGACAGTTTCCATCAGGTCACGGCCAGCCCAGCTTTTGAACTCTAGGACAACATTTCCACGCCTTTTGCAGATTACGGTGCGGTCATCGCCAAAGCGAGCAACGTCAACGCCGTAGACAATAGGGCTGTCTCGATCCACCTCGATGTCTCGGACGAAGGCAGCATCCACGACATCACCACCAATAAGGGTGTCGTCGTCACCAACAGCAAACTCGCCAAGGACACGAACTCTGTAAGCATTGCTTTCTTCTCCATAGGTGTTGGCAATCTGCTGCACGAAGTCGCTAGAAACCCGCTTTGAGTCTAGGCACGACACATGCAAGCAATACCAGCTATCACTCAGTTGATGGTGGGTTTTGAAAAAGAGGCCCGAATTACGGGTAGGGTTCCCAATAAGCACGGTACAAGCGTGTTCACCCGACATGGAGCCCGCTGCCGACTCATATACCTGTTCAGGGATAGCCGAGGCTTCGTCAGCAATCAGAAGGACGTTCTCAGAGTGAATACCCGCCAAGGCTTCGGGCTTGTCGGCAGACGAGGTACGAGCCGACATGAAGCTGGCTTCGGGCTGCGACTTGAGGACGATTCGGTCGGAAAAGACTTCGAACAGGTTGCGTATAGGATCGGGCAGATGGTTCACCCAGAACTTCACTTCCGAGAATAGGGCGTCGAACAACTGTCCAGCCGTAGGGGCTGTCATAATCGTTTTCTGGGGGTAGCGGCATACCATGTGCCAAATCGCCACCCACGCGCACCCAGTAGACTTCCCTACCCCGTGTCCGGCCCGGATGGAGATGCGCCGTTCCCCATTCTGTACGGCAGTGAGGAACTCTTCCTGCCAATCGTCTGGTTCTGCCCCCAGTACGTCCTTCACGAAGCCTACAGCATCGTTCGAGTACGCCTCGATGATCCCATGAAGCATCTCTTGGATATTATCGGCGGGCGCGGATGCGCCGCTCGAAATTTTCTCATTTTGGGTGTTCTCAGTCACTTGCGTTCCTCGCATGGCATGCTGTTCAGTCACCGTATACATCCTTTACCCATTCCCAGAACATTCTTTCGGCCCATAGGGGCCTGTAGCCTGACGCAGCATATAGCCCACGGAAGAACTCGAACTTCGCAAGTACCCTTTTCAGGCGGTCATCGCTCATAGCTTCTTTCTCCCCGTCATATCGGTATAGGCGTCCCAGAGGTTTTGAGAAATGTTCTGGACGGCATAAGCCTCCTGTTCCTTCCCCGGATACCTCTCGCCAATCGACTCACAGTGGAATTGCCAGATATGGACAGCCTCGTGGGTAAGTAGGGCCAATACCTGAAGCAAAGAATACTTCTCATGCCCAGACCCCAAGGCCACGATGGTAAACTCCCCGCCATCTGAGGCCGTCAGGTGATGCGCTGTCGCATTCGCTTGGGGGGAAGCCAGCATCGGGACGGGGGAGGCACCCAATCGCTTCATCGTCTGGTCAAACTCCTTCTGATCCAGACAGAGGCAATAATGGGGGAGCAAGTCAATCGCCCTGCTCAGCCACCTGATTTTTTTATTTTTCGACAAGAGGGCTCCTTAGATGCGCCTAGGGGGGTGTGGGGGGTGCCTGTCGTGTTAGGGCCTTATTTGGCTACCCAGTATCACAAATATTATATGTAGCGGGCGAGGGGTGTGCATATGCAGCCGGGGCCGGGGGACCCATGCATACCGGGGGGGGTGTCTCCCGTTCGCGCCCTGTACACACTTTGCCCCTGATATGTTCACGTTTCGGCCTTGTCCTGTTCTATCTGTACGGTGGCAATGTCAGACTCTAGTTGCATCTCAATAGCGTCTACTACCTGCGCGTTATGATCAATAGGCGGGGCGTTTTCCTTTGCTGCCAGTCTAGCCGCTGCTTTGTCATATATAGCCTTAAGGGCCGCATGATGAGCCGCACTGGTATCAGTGACCGCTAAATCCACGGATTGCTTGGGCATTCCGAAGTTTCTCTGCAGGATTTCCCTAGCCGCCGCAAAGGCAACGCGCTCATCTTCGCTTTCCATCAGGGCGATAACACGCTCAACCGCCCGGATGCTTCCCAGTTGCAAGCCCCGCTTTGCCCGCGCCTTAATGCTGTTATCCCTTTCGACTGGATCATGCCATTGTCCAAGCAATTCAGCTTCACGCGCCCTGCTATTCGCCCTTTTCCCCGCTTTCGCCATCTCTGTATCAAATCCCTTACATTCATAAGCCATTGCAACCTTTGAGCATTTATAGAACGGGCAAGTTGTACTTGGCAAGGGATAGGCAAAGGCTTGGCCCCTTATGGCTTTATGTGTCTTCTATATAGGGGAAGTTGTCCTAAGGGTGTTTTGAGGGGTTTTCCCGGCTTCCCTTATTGCGTTCATATTACAACCAATAGCAACCTATACGGGACTCAATAGGAAAGCCATTAGCGGCGTTTCTCATACCGTCATGGGTGATTGTATCTCACAAGCCCTTAAGCCTTTGGCGATATGTCCTAAGCGATTTAAAGACATGTGTTACTTATGGTTGTTTTTGGGTTTATTTAAGGTTGCGAATAAACTTAACCAATATGGGCAATCCTGCGAAATTCCGCTTGAACCCATCTAATAGGCAAGTAAGGTGAAGTTATCGGCAATCGAAACAAAAGGGAATGAAATGATTGATTATATCTCGGACGGTGCAAAAGCCTTGCTTATTATGAGCGCCATTTGGGCTTTGTGGCACATTCTGCCCGCTTAAATGAAAGGTGAAACGTCATGAAACAGCCAATTCAAGATTATGCGTGGGATGTCCAATTCATTGCCGCTAGCATGGGAATTCCGCGCTATGCGGTTCAAGTCGCAATCCTAGATCACGAGAAACTTAAACAAGCCTTGGAGGGCAATATAACGGCCTATGCGTTCGCTATGGGAATAGGAATTGAACCGGACGGTTACGCGCATAGTTGAGGGTTGCAAAGCCTTATTCCCGCGCGGCTCAAATCGGGCGGGGATATAGATTTGCAATCGGCAAGTCACAAAAGCAAAGGGAAACAAATCAATGAATATGCAAGCCCACAATTTCGCCCGCTTTGGCCGGGGCGCTGTAAATCTCCGGGCCTCACAAGGCGAAACGCTATCTTATGAGCAGATTGCCGCATATGCCCCGGCTGTATTCGCACAAGAAGCGCATTCCAGCCGATCCAATCGTTTCGTTCACATTCCAAGCCATGACTTGCTAGGGGCAATGGCAAAGGAAGGGTTTTTGCCCGTTGCTGTTAAGGTTGGCGGTTCAAAGGACGCTGAAAAGCGGAATTTCACAAAGCATATGATTCGTTTCCGCCGTGCTGAAAACTTGGCGCAACCGCTTGATACAATCGGGCAGATTGTGCCGGAACTTATTCTAGTCAATTCCCATGACGGGACTTCTAGCTACCAGCTACATGCGGGCCTTTTCCGCCTTGCATGCCTTAATGGCTTGATCGTTTCGGCTGGTAACGTGGCAAGTGTGAAAGTAGGCCACCGGGGGAATGCCTTGGATAAGGTGATCGAAGGGTCATTCACTGTTATTGAGCAAGCCCGC